ATGGCTTGTAAAAGTTGGGGAGACGCATTATACCTAAAGAAAAAGAATCATGGAAGAAGTTAAAACAGTAGTATTATGTTGGCATACGGGTGGTGATTTTCATTTCTCCGATGTACAATTACTATCAAATCATATTCATAAAAATTGTGATCCTGTTCAGGTTATTTGCCTATGTGATTCTATTGACAAGGAAACGCTATTGGATGGTTTAATATTACTTCCCTTTGAAAATAAACAATGGAATGGGTGGTGGTGTAAAATGAATATGTTCTCACCTGAAATGGAAAAATATAGACCTTTCCTTTTCATGGATTTAGATACGGCTGTTGTAGGCTCTTTAGAGGGCATTTTTCCGCCTTTAGGAAATGAAGATAAGTTTATATGCCTCGGGGGTTTCTTTCAGCCAGATACGACCAATGGCCTACAATCAGGGGTGATGTGGTTCCCAAAGAACTCAGAACAGATAAGTAAGGTTTGGAATGCATGGATTAAACAACCAATCGAATTTATAAGGACTTTTCATAATCGTGGTGGTGATCAGGCTTTTCTACGTTCAGTTCTTGGTAAAGCAGATACATTCTGGCAAGCAATTACGGATAAAATAACATCATTTAAAATAAGTGCAAAAGGGCAAAGGATTCTTACGAAATTACCTGAACATATTTCAATAGTTTGTTTTCATGGCCAACCAAGAATTCCTACTGCTGCCAGAACTTATGATTGGGTTAATCAATATGTCAGATATACCGAACCAGCAAAAAAGAAATGTAAGGTTACAATTATTATTCCTTACAAAAAGAATCCTAATCGCCCGTGGTTACTGGATGCTATTAATTCAGTCCCTTTGGATTGTCAGTTGATTGTGTCAGAAGGTCCAGGAATGTGGGCCGTTCAATTTAATAAAGTTCTTCCCCAAGCTGCCGGGGATTATATTAAATACCTACATGATGATGATATGTTGACCCCAAATTGTATTCAGGATTCTGTTGATTGTTTGGAACGTACTGGGGCTGATTTTATTCACGGGAAGGCAGAGGAGTTAGTTGTAAATACTGGAATGAAGCATATTTATACACCTAATGTGAAGAATGGTGGAAAAGCTGAATTATTACAGCATAATTTTATCCATTCAGCTACAACGATGTACCGGAAAGAGATATTTGAAAAACTTGGTGGATTTGATGAAACGTTACCAGATTCTGAGGAGTATGAATTTAACCTACGTTGTTTAAACGCTGGATTTAAGTTAGGTTATTGCAATTCTGTTCTTGCTATCTATCGCAGGCATGGAGAACAACAGACCGTTAAATTGGGTGGGAAGCAATTATTGGATACGAGTAAAAAAATAGCTGATAAATACAGATAATGAGTAACTATAAAGATACACCAATTTTTGTAACCGGGGCAGAGCGTTCAGGTAGGACTATTATTGCTAAAATCCTGAAACTGTCTGGCGCTTTTACTGGTATTACAAATTCTATGTATGAGAATACACAGATAAAAAAATTAGTTGCTGATTATATGACTTTTATTGGTGCAGATTCTTTAGGGCAGTCTCCATTACCAAAAAAGGATGAAATGTTTCCTTATATTGATTTAAAGAAATCTGTTTCTGAGATTTTGGATTCTGAAAAGTATTCAAGACAAGAACCTTGGATGTACAAATCATCAAATCTTTGCCAGTTATGGAAAATATGGAATCAAGCCTATCCAGATGCACGTTGGATTATTGTACGAAGAAAACCATCTGACATAGTTTATTCTTGTTTGAGAACGACTTATATGTGTGGATTTTCAAGTAAGGAAAGACAAGAAGCAATCGGAGTAAAAGGAGAACGGGAAGCGTGGTTGTGGTGGGTTCGTCAACATGAATTGATGTTTCAGGAAATGGTTGCAGCCGGGTTGAATATTCGGGTTGTTTGGCCTGAAGATTTGGTGGATGGAAATTATGAGAGTGTAAAAGAATTATTGAATTGGGTCGGTTTACCTTTTGACGAAGATGAAATACGAAAAGAAATTGACCCGATGTTATGGAAGTCAAGAAATAATAGAAAGGCGCTATAAACGATGGGACGAGTAACAGCAACAGAAGTAAAAGTAATTATGGACGGGGTAACACTCGCAGATGCTGTCATTGATAGCTACATAATTGGGGCAAATACAATAGTAACTGATAATTTAGGAACATCTTCTTTATCAGTTGCTATGTTGAAAGAGATTGAACGTTGGTTAGCTGCTCACTTGGTAGCTATCACACGGGAACGAACAGCAAAGAAAGAAGGAGCTGGTGGTGCTTCAATTGAGTATACAGGTGATTGGGGTTCAGGGTTTGATTCTACTTCTTACGGGCAGACAGCCGTAGCATTAGATTCAACAGGAACGTTGGCTGGATTAACCGGGAAAGCAGCAAGTATTTATGCTGTTCCTACAACTTATTAACGGATATGGGAATAGAATCATTCATACGAAAAGTTTGTGTTCAAACCGCTGTTTATTGGGGTAACCCAGTACCGGATGGATTTGGTGGGATGACATTCGATTATCCTGTTGAGATAATGGTTCGGTGGGATGAAAAGTACAAAGTAGTGATAAGTAAAGAAGGTAAGGAAATCACTTCCACTGCTACAATACTTTGTCCAGAAGATTTGGATGTGGAAGGTCGTTTGTTTCTTGGCACATTAGATGATCTTTGGGATCAATCAGAAACAAGTTCTGGTGGGTTAATTGATCTAACATTATTTTCAGGGGTGTTTGAAATTATATCCCGGGAAAAGGTATCAATGATAAAAAAGACAGATCAATTTGTAAGAACTTATTACTTGTAACGATTATGGCAGAAACTTATTTAAAAGGATTGGACGATGTAATGAAAAACTTGAATAAAGAAGTTCAGGCTATTCAAGGTAAGACAATGAAAGGGTTATTAAAAGCTGCTATTGTTATTCGTAGGGATATGGCAAAAACTGAACCAACCATTCCTATTGATACAAGAAATTTGGAAGCAAGTTGGTTTGTTACACCTGTACCAAGTCTGACAAAACCTATTCTGATTGCTGGATTTTCTGCTGCTTATGCTGAGTTTGTTCATGAAAATATGGAAGGTAAATTTCAACAACCACGTCCGGGAGCAACAACAAAAGCAAGGCAAACTGGTTTTAGACCTGGAGCTGGCCCAAAGTTTTATGAGAAAGCGTTAAACAGAAATCACGCTGTTATTGTACAAATAATTAAGGATAACATTAAAATAGACTAATATGAACACACCAAGTATAGATATAAAAGATTGGTTGGAAGCAAATTCTGGTTTGGGATTGGTATTTGCCACGAACCTATTCATCGCTCGGGAACCATCAACACCTGAAAATACGGTAACGATTTATGATACCTCAGCAGGGGCAGACAAACCAGATATGGAAGGTGATTCTATAATCTATGAAAATTCAATCCAGATAAGGGTTCGGAATAAATCCTATGAAACAGGGTGGGCATTAGCAGATTCAATAAAAGATGTCCTTTCCCCTATATCGAATACAGAAATAAACAGCACAAAATATTTATCAATCTTTCACCAGAATGGACCATTTGTTCTGGAGTGGGATGACAATAATAGAGTTATTTTAATTATGAATTTTAACATAGAAAGGAGTTAAATTATGGGCAAAGCAAAAGCCACAAAAGGAATTGGAACAACGTTCTGGAGATGGACGAATAGTTTGGCATGGATTCAAATAGCAAATGTAATCTCAGAAATGGGTGGACCAGAAAAGTCACGGGACGCTATTGAGGTTACAACTTTTGATTCGGATGACAATTACAAGGAATTTCTCGGTGGGATGAAAGAGTCTGGTGATTTTACAGTCAAAATGCATTTTGACCGTACAAATTATGATCTGATAGATGAAGATTTTGAATCTGACATTCCCGGAAATTACAAAGTTATTTTTCCTGATACTGCAACAACGACCGTAGAATTTGAAGCGTTATGTACCAAATTAGGTTTTGCAATTGACATGGGAGCAGTGATTGCAAATGTTGTCACGTTCAAAATTACTGGAAAATTTGTTACTGAAAATACAAGTTCAGGGGCATAATTTAGATTTAGTTTAAATAAATGAAATTCTAATC